CGCAAAAAAACGATCAGAGTCGCGCGAGACAATCGCTCAAGCTGCGTCAATGATCATCATGGAGCCCAGGCGAAGGATCCGGGGTTGTCGCGCCGGCCCCGGGCATTATAAGATGGAGGTCTAAGATGGCGGAGACATTTTTCCTGGAAACCACAACCGTGAGCGTCATCAGGAGCTGCGCTGAGATCGAAGAAATCTTGGTGGCCCACGGTGCCACCCAAATTTTGAAAACATTTGAGGCTGGTAATGTGGAAGGCTTCCAGTTCCTTTTCAATTTGAACGGCACCCAGGCAATTTTCAAGGTCCCGTTCAGGTGGAGAGAGATCCAGCGGCTGGCGGAGCAGCATCAAACCAGGTACAAAAAAACCGCTACAGAGGAACAAGCCCGGCGCATAGCCGCCAGAGTGGCTCTGCAGTGGATCAAGGCTCAATTTGCATTTATTGACGCCGGCCAGGTCAGTTTTACCGAGGTATTCATGCCCTATCTGATGGTTTCCGAGACTCAAACGCTTTATGAGCGGCTCTCAGAACAGGGTTTGCAGCGTCTTCTCAAAGCTTAAGCGAACAGAAGGGAGCATTCAATGCGACGACTATTTGGCAGACGTATCGAATTCGACGAGAGGAGCCGCAATTTTCCAATCAGGGCATTGATTCCCGGCGCTTCCACACCGCGGTCCTATACCTGGAAATGCGGGATAGTCCTGGATCAGGGCAGTACCCCGGCTTGCACCGGCTTTTCCGTCAGCCAGGAAGCTGCTGCGCGTCCGGTTGTGGTCCCTAATATCACCACCATTTTGGCGTTGCAGCTCTACCATCGTGCTCAGCAACTCGACCAGTGGCCCGGCGAGGATTATGAGGGCAGCTCTGTCCTCGGCGCCATGAAAGCCGGGGTCGAGCTGGGCTGGTATAGCGAATACCGCTGGGCATTCAGCGAACTGGACCTCCGGCTGGCGATCGGTTACCATGGACCCGCGGTCCTCGGCATCAGTTGGTACGCCGGCATGACTGAACCTGCTCCAGACGGGATTATCAGGCCAGAAGGTTTTTATGAAGGCGGCCATGCCATTCTCTGCAATGGGGTGAATATTAAAAAGCGTCTTTACCGGCTTCATAACAGCTGGGGTGCGTCCTGGGGCAAGAACGGCGAGTGCTTCCTCTCTTTTGATGATATGGCCAAGCTGCTCGCGGATCAGGGTGAAGCTTGCATCCCGGTCAAACGGCTGCGGCCCAAAGCCGAATAATCCGCCGCGGGTTGTCGATCGATTGCAAAACAGCAAGGGAAAGGTTTTAAGATGAAGGTCAATGTTGCAGAGAGGGTACTCTTCAATTTTAACCTGACGGCCCACCAGACCGACCACAGTCAGGATCTGGCCACCCTCCAGAGTTACTCTGGCAAATTGGCTACTGTCAATATTGTGGAGCCAATTCAGAGCCCAAAGGGCGATATGTGCCGGATCGAAACCGACGACGGCGTGGATCTCTGGGTATGGAGTACTGAGCTGACTCTCGTCGCCGGAGCTGGTCCGATGGACAGGGGGGAGGTTAAACAGCCACAATTTGAGCGACCTCGTGTCGGCGAACAGTTGAATTTGTTTTAACACAAAAAAGTGAGTGTGGATTATGAAGCTCTATTCGAAATTGGCGTTCAGCTTTTTAGCTGTCCTTTTCATCCTCTGCAATCTCGGAGCAGACAATCTCTATTACCAAAGACCCCGATCTGCAACAGCCTCCGGAGAATCCAGGATTCAGCTGGATCCGGTTTGTTTCTATGGCCATGCGGAGAACCCGGAATATCAGTCCGGTTTTGCAAGGATCAAGGTCGTCAGCTTTGACACGACCATTGCCGGCGTGGGTCGGATCACGGTCGACTACTTTTTACCGCCGCTGGACCTCCTCTATGTATCTTGTCATCCCGAGTCAAGAATCATTCAGACCGGATCCAGAGGCAAGTTTTTACCCAGTCAAACGAACTGGTTCAAAATGGGCTGGATCTGATCCGGGGATGGAGAGAAACGTGATGAATCGATATGGAAGATATGCCTGTGTCCGGAGGCGCCATACTCCTGGGACAATGAACAGGATGGAAGAGGCGTTCGCCGAACTGCTCACGCTGCGTAAAAATGCCGGCGAGATCCAGGACTATCAGTTCGAGGCTGTCAAGCTGCGCCTGGCCAAGAATACTTTTTATACCTGCGATTTTTTGGCTGTCGGGGAGCATGTTACTTTCTATGAAGTCAAAGGATTCAAAGAAGATGATGCCATGGTCAAGATAAAGGTGGCTGCACGGCTTTACCCATGGTTTGAGTTCATCATGGTTACCCGGGACCGGAAGAGCTGGAAATACACCGTTATCGAACCTATGTAAGGATTTGCCCTATGAATACCTGGAAGTGGTTTGTACTCGATGTCACCCGCTGGTCTGTGGGGGCACTGGCGCTGATCGGTGTGTGCTTCATCGGCTATTACCGTTGGTATGTGCTTCTCTTGGTGCCAGCAGTTATCGCGTCGATCTATGGTACACTGATCCTGGGCAGCTTTCTATTTGGAATGGCCAGTGAGCTCTGGAAATGCCTGACAAGCGGGGAGCATCAGTGAAACGCTCTCTTGCCAGCAGCAACGAAATAAAGGTGGGCCACTTTACCTGCAGGGAGGGTGTGATCTCTGGACCTGAGGAGTATATGGCCGAGCGCGGCAAGGAGTTGATCGCGAAAATCAATGGGGTCCCGGGTGCCAATTTTCAGGGGACCAAAACGCCAGACGTTGACGGGATCACTTCCATTCTGATCCGCTTTCAGGTGGATTTTACTGAATGGTTGATCCAGAAATTGCTCTCAGAAAATTTGCTGTCGCCGGCAAACGCGAAATCGTTCACTGACACCCTCATGGCTGTCAATCCGAAATATAAAAACTGAATTGCGCTGAGGAGTCGAATAATGGTAACTGATATCCCTGATGAAAAGACGGTTGGTCGCTTCACCTACAAGGGAGGCGCTATTACCGGTCCTGCACAATACCTGGAAGATCGGGGGATTGCTCTGCTTGAAACTATCAAAGCCGGCCAAGATCCGGTTTTCAACAAGACCTGGCATAAAAGTCCAGACATCATTACAGCGCTCCTGGTCCGGTTGCAAAATGACTATACCGGCTGGCATGGGGTGATGGAAATGATGTTCAAGCTGGGGCCAGAGAGAAAGAACTGAAAAACCAAACTAACGGAGGTCAAGATGCAACCTGTACCTTTGACAATGAAGCATTTGCCGCTCTGCGATCAGGCTGTGCTGATCATCTACATTGTCGCAGTAGCTGTTGCCCTGATCGCATGGGCATTCAAGAAAGACCCGGTGAAATGGTTTGTGATCGGCGCATTTCTGGGGTTGACCTGTGTGGTATTCGGACTGATTTTACCTCGATTATAAGACCGAAGGGGCGGGTATTTTATTCAGTTGAAGGAGAAAACGATGGAAAAACAACCGATTAACAAAATTAAGCAATTTTTTCACGAGGCCTTGCTGATGAAAATGTCAACTAGAGTCCGGTTTGAGAGGGATAAGAGCCCAAGAATCAGGAATCCGCTGAGTCACGCTCGCCGCAAGCTTCCCCGGCCGGTTGGAAACTTTTAAGGCAGAAATAAAGAGGTCAGAGTTAGCCGCAGCCAATGGTGATGTAGTAGAGATGCTCCATTCCTATAATGAACTGATCGAGTTACGATAGACGGAGGAATTATGAACTTGTCAGAAGAAAACAAGGCGATCATAGATGCGCTGAGTTACGAGCAGCTCCTTTCTCAATGGCGCGTCGCTCCAGTTGGGGATCCATGGTTCCAGGGCGAAACTGGCGAATACTGGGGAAAGCGTATGAAAGAGCTCAGAGAGCTGCCGGGCGGACAGGAGCGACACGTCTCTGCGAGCAAGTCGATCGGTTGGTAATAGAGGGCTTTGTTCGCATTATAATTAGGGCAGATTTTGGAGTGAGGTGAGGTATGGCTCCCAACATTAAAATTCGTGAAATTATGGCCAGAAAAGGGATCTCGCAGAGGTGCCTTGGCAAATTGGTAGGATGTTCCGAGGTCTCAATTCATCTTATCTGTACAGGGAAGACGCTGCCAAAGTGCTCAATCGCTTCTGCAGTTGCCAAGGCCCTCGAGAGTAGCATCGATGAGTTATGGCCCGATTATGCTGCAAGATCAGCTGAACGAAATAAAAAGATCTCTGCGGGATTACGGCTTCATTCACAGAAGCGGAAACAGCATGCAGAGAAGGAAAGAGGATATCAGGCCATTCATGCTCTGCGCAAATGCAAGGAGCAACTTTCAATCCATCCGACGGATCCGAATGCTGTGCCGATGGCAGTTGGCGCTGTCGCCGGTGACTTTACGCTGCATCCCGTTAAAACGCCAAAAGGCCAGTTGCAGAATCCTCAATGGTGTCAGGACCAGGCACGACGGCTGCATAACTTCCTGGCAGAAAACTGTGCCTATGGAGTTTATAGAGAATTACGTGCGCTGTTTGCTCACGAAAACCGGATTTTCTAGGCCAGACTGGACAGCGGCCAGGAGGTTTCTCACTGAGTAATCTCAGCACAGTATTGAAAGAAATGGAGAGTGATATGGACTGGAATACGGTTGCAACAGAACCAGATGGCAGCAAGTGGGTTGATCAGGAGGAGGCGGATGCTGCTGTTGCAAAGCTGGAAGATGCGATCAGGGGCCTTTCTCGCAATAATCTAATGCTGTGCGAAGACCTGAGGTATCTTGCCGGCATCGTCGAACGTGGGACCGGAGAACCAGTTCCTCGCGAGATCCCGGTCACGCAGTTGGTGCTCGGGTATGTCATGTTTCTCGAGCGAGAGATCGCTGATGCGCATGAGCTTGAAAAAGCATTTCGTTCCGGAATATCGAAGGCACGGGATTACCTGGCAGATGCCGGACAGACAGCAGCCGCGCGAGAATTTGAAGAGTTCCTCGCCAGGCACCCAGTTTCCTACGCGAAGGAGGCCATCGGCGCTGAACGAACGATGAAAGAGGCAAATCATGAAAGATGATCGATCAACAAGTGGTTGCATTTCTTACAAGATCCGGCCATTTCGGACTATGCTTCTTGGGATCGTGTCTTATGTCTGGGCCAAGAGTGCCGGGCGAGCACGTATGGTGACCGCCCGTTCCGCATACGAGGCCGGATTTACTAGCCGCTTAAATCCAGCAGAAGTTCATTGTGTCAGGGCGTATGAATATGACCATATCGCAACGGCAAAGCCAGATTGCTGCTATGGTGAAAAGTACATTCCAAAAGCATAAGAGATCTGAGATGAATCTCTACAAGGGTTTATCGCGGCGCTGAGAAGCGTGCGCCGCGATTCGGCGCCGCCGAACAGCGAAAACCGCCGGCAAAACGATAGCGAGCGGTGATGCTGCTCGCAATCTGCCGGCCGCAGATCGGCGGCGCCGAACAAATGGAAAAAGAGGTGAGATATGAATAATTTCTGTTCTCTTATTTTTGGCACACAGATCGGTGTGGCTGTCTATTCTCCCACCTGCGAGCTGCTGCAAGCGGGTCGTTTGCGTTTCTGCAATCCGGAAGAATTTTCCGATCATCTCAAAGCTATGCGGGAGCACCATCAGATCGATTTGGCCGTTGTTCAGGCCTTTGGCGACATTCTGGATTATCCTCCTCAGCATTTGGAGGAAATCAAAGCAGTGTTTCCCGAGCATCTATTGGTTCATCGGGATCAGTGGAATCCTACCAGGGTTGGTTATCGAAGCCGCCGGGCTCTCGCTGAAGCGTATCACGGCCGCAAGATCATTAATCCGGAACAAGTGGACGCAGTCTTGATGGGCAGATGGCTCTTCAATATCCTTCACGATTCCGGTATTGCGTTTCCTGCTGCTTATTTGGGGGAATTGGCAAGGACAACCAGGCGCTTCCCTCGCCGGCAGGATCTTCGTATGATGCAATGGAGCAGGTCAAGGGCAACTGTTATGGCTTGAAATGAGTGGTATGACAGTACGAAGGACTATCGATGACTAAGCAGAGAAAGAAAATATCCAACAGGGCTGACAAAGCAGAGCTGGATAGGAGATACCAGTTCATTCTGAAACTGATTGAAGAGGGATGGAGCGAAGAAAACGATATCATTCAGGAGATCCGTAGAAGGAAAAAGTGGACTGTGTGCGATCGGCAGATCCGGTCCTATATTCAGCACTGTTTCCATTTACTTCAAAATCGTGCGCATCAGGAAATTGATCGAGTCTATGGAACCATCTGGACAAGGCACGAAGCTATCTATCGTGATGCTTTGAAGGACGGAGCTTATACCATCATGATGGACGCGCTCAAGGAGATGGCCAAGCTATCCGGGTGCTATCGCCCCAGTAAATTCGCCCTGACAGACCCAACTGGTAAGAAGGACTATGGAGAGAGGATCGCCAATATTTCTTTCATCGAAAGCGCCCTGCGGGCCAGCCCTGAAATCCAGGAGCAATTTGTCGAGCTACTTGCCAAGCTTGGTGAGCAACGAAATGTTGATCAGCCTGGCCCGGATTAACTATCTGGCCTATCTTCAAGTCTCCCATTATCTGAAGTATCGTCCCTCCCGGCATACCAAATATATTGCGAAAATCTGCGAGAAGATAGAGGCTGGAGAGCTAAAGCGGGTGATGTTCTTCCTCCCGCCGCGGCATGGAAAGTCGATGACCATTACAGAGAGCTTTCCGAGCTGGTTCATCGGCAAGAATCCGGATAGGCGGGTGATCGAAGTGAGCTATGGCGAGTCCCTGGCGCGGAGATTCGGCAGGGCCAACCGCCGCAAGATCGAAGAATTCGGCTCAGCGCTCTTTGGAATTGAAATAGCCAGTGATAATGCCAGCGTCACCAACTGGTCGATTGCAAAATACACTGGCGGCATGATTAGCGCCGGCATCGGGGGCCCGCTGTCCGGCGAAGGCGCTGATTGCCTGATTATTGACGATCCGATAAAGAACAGGCAGGAGGCAGACAGCCCTACCTACCGGGACATGCTTTGGGATGAGTACCGAAACACGCTTCTGACAAGGCTGCAGCCAAACGCAGCTATTATCCTGATCCTGACCCGTTGGCATGAGGATGACCTTGCCGGCAGAGTCATTGCGAACGAAGGAGATCAATGGACGGTTGTTAATTTCCCAGCAGAAGCGGAATCGGATGATCCTCTGGGGAGGAAACTAGGGGATATGCTGTGGCCGGAATTCGGTTTTGATCATTCGTGGGCTGCAGAGCGAAAGAGGACTGTGGGAACCATGGTCTGGAACGCCCTCTACCAGCAGCGGCCGGCACCCCAGGAAGGCGCCCTGATCAAGCGAAGCTGGTGGAAGTATTACATCGTAGTGCCTGGGCACTTTGACGATATCGTCCTCAGCTGGGATATGACATTCAAGGATGAGTTGACAGCAGCATCTGGCAAGCCTGACTATGTTGTTGGACAGGCATGGGGCAGGACAGGCGCGGACAAGTACCTTCTGGACCAGGTCCGCGGCAGGATGGATTTTCCGACCACCTTAAAATCAGTCCGGTCATTCAGGGCAAAATGGAAGCAGGCTTCGGCCATTGTGATTGAGGACACCGCCAATGGTCCGGCGATCATCAGCTCTCTAAAACACGAAATTCCTGGGATCATCCCCTGGCCGGCCCAGGGCAGCAAGACCGAGCGGCTATCGGCGGTATCACCCCAAATCGAGGCCGGCAATATTTTCATCCCTGACCCGATCGTAGCGGCATGGGTCAGCGATTATGTGGAAGAGTTTGCCGTTTTTCCGAACGGCAATAATGACGACCAGGTGGACGCGACCACCCAGGCATTGCGGTACTGGATGCGGCCGGATAAAGCCCCGGCATCCATAAGCAGCTATCGCGATCGAAGTAACCCCTAACATAAGGAGCAGGCAATGCCCAACTTTATCACGAACTTTTTCAATGGGCTGATCGGCAGGAGCAAATCGCCCGGCCGGGACAAGATCGAAGCCATCGCGGAGAAGGCCCAGGAGCAGGTCAATCCGGACCGGACCACCGCACCGAGAGAATTCGACGTCTTGCCATCCTCTGATTTAATTGCCGGCTACCATGAAGGCATGGTCAAAGGCGGATTCTATTGGGAAGTGCAGGACGCCTGGCGGATGTACGGCAGTGACGACCGGATCCGCTCTACCATCGATTCCATTGCCGATGACGCTACCCAAAATAACCGCAAAGGGGTTCCCTTCAACATCGTTGTGAAAAACTCAGAGGGCGAACAGAACGATCAGACTGAAGATCTGCAAGGGACTCTTGACGCCAATTTCAAGGGTCTTCGCATCTACCAGCGCATTTCTGATATGATCAAGTTTTCCCTGCTCGAAGGGAGCCGCTTTTACCGGATCGTCGTGGACTTTTCCCAGAACAAGGTGGTGGAGTTCCGTCACATCAAGGGACCGCGAGACGGCTTTGTCCTGGTCGAATTGACCGAGGGCCAGTTCAGGGGATACCATGTTCAGTTCGAATATGCCTCGCAGCAGCCGGTTGCCATCTTCCTGCCCTGGGAAGTGGTCCGCTTTGACTGGAATCGCCCGGATGAGGCTGCCTATGGCATGGGCCTTTTCTCCAGTGCCCGGCCAAACTGGAACCGACTGACAAAGGCAGAACAGGACGTCTATATCGCCAGGCACACAAGAGCCTACGCCCGGATCAGCCGTGAATTCCCCGAGGCCAGCATTGAGGATCTGATGCGGATCCGGTCCCAAGATGAAGAGGATCGGAAAAAGCACGGCCCAATGCAGGTGGAATCGGACATCTATACGAGCGGCAGGGCAAACGTCCTGGACACCTCGAACGCGGCCATCTTTAACATCAGCGACGTCGAGTATGGCCAGCAGAGGCTTTTCGCCAGCGGCCGGCGCCCGATCACGCTCCTGGGTGGCTATGGCAGGGATGCAGTCAATCGGGCTGTCCTGGACCGCCAGGAGCACCGCTACATCAGCGGCTTCTTATCATCAGTCTGCGAGATGTGCGATGCAGCTATGCTCAAGGTGGCCAACATGATGCTGTTGCTCCAGAACATCTTGCCCCAAGACTATCCGGTCTCCTTTGAGTGGACGCGCAAATCGGTCGAGGACAAGCGGATTCTTGGGCAAATCGCCAAGGACGGAGTGGACCGCAAGGCCCTGCCACTGTCCGTCTATGCCGGCATTTTTGACATGGATCCGCAAGAAGTAAACGCCGAGATCGAAGGCGACATGCAACGGCTGGCGGAGTGGGATGCCAAGTATAATGCCAATCCCTTCGAAGATCCTGGCTTTGTCCCTCCGGAGGAGTAGACGATGGAAATAACAGAATATCAGCAGATGGTCCTGAAAACAAGGCGGAATCACATCGATGTCACCCGAGAAACACTCCAAAAGCTGCAGCTGGCGTTCGAGAAAGCCTACGAAGATGTGGTGCGGATCCTGTTAGGGATCGATAATGATCCCAGGCTGACAGCCCAAAGGGCCTTCTGGCGTTCAAAGCGGGATCAGCTAAAAGCCATCGCTGAAGGTCTAAAGAATGGTTATGCCGATGCCCTCAAAGAGGGGATGAACCTGGTCACCCTGAATGCAGCCGAGGTCTCGGAAATGGCTGAGACCATGCTCTTGACCAGCAAGGGCTATAGCGCCGAGCTGGTCAGTCCTGAATTCCGGACTTTGCCCCTGGCTGCAGTGGACCATGTCTGGAAACGGATCGGCACGGACGGCTTGACTTTGAGTGACCGGATCTGGAAGCTTGAGAAGCACATCTGGCAGCGGACCGACGCCATCGTGCTTTCTGGAATCGCCAGGGGGCAGAGTGCCATTGATATGGCCAAGGAGTTGCAGCGGGACATCCTGGGTATCACCAAGCCGGAGCAGATCCCCGAGAATCTTCGCTGGACCACAGGGATCAGCCGGTCAGTGCGGGGCCGAGGTACCATCCACTACAACGCCTTGCGGCTTGCGCGGACGGAGATCGCCAACGCCTACCACGAGGCTGAAGTCATGTCGGCAACCGCTTCGCGGGTGGTCCTGGGACTGAAGTGGAACCTCTCTCCGGCTCACGGGCAATATGACGTTTGCGATCAGCTGGCAAGCCAGGACGTCTATGGCATAGGCGAAGGAGTCTATCCGCCAGGCAGCACTCCGCTTTGCCCACATCCCAATGATATGTGTTTTGTCACCAGGGAGATCCGGCCAGCCAGCGAATGGGGCAAGGCCCGACCCAAAGTGGAAGCCAGGAAAACCTTCACCTTTGAGCATCCGGAGGAAACATCCTTTCTCTCAGCAACGAGAAAGACGGAAGTCACCAGACCGGTCACGGATAAATATCAGAAGTCGGTTGAAGAGCAGTTTCGCGCTATGATCCGGAGCACTGTTGGCGGGAAACGTTATCGGAGTGTGGCTTAAGGGAGGCAGATATGGGCAAGATCATCACCAGGATACTGATCATTCGTGAGGACGGAACCGGAAAGGATATTCAGAAATTCGACTTGCCGGCAGATGATCCGGCGGGATTCTTTGGCACAGTGGAGTTGAAGCTACAAGCTGGTTCGGTTAGCAGTGTGCAAATCCCCCGGCAATCCATTCATGTCGAGACGATCAGCATGGATGAGTGGGAAAAGATGGTCGGATCCGAAGACTAAGGGGAACTTATTTGTTAAATAATAAATTATTTCTTGACATTCAGTAGCTGAATGGCTATATTGCGTTATCGATAGCCATAATTGGCGGATCATAACAGACAGCTGTCTCCCTCAAAGGCACCGACCCCCCTAAGGTGCCATGATTGATGGCTGTCTGTTTTTTGTAAAAGGTTCTCCTTTCAGCAACGATAATCAGAAGAAGTACTGTAAAGGTTTGAAGCGGCCCTTTTTTTCAATAATTCCGCAAATTCCCTTGCTTCTGGGTAGAAAAACTCTATATTATTAAAACTGATCATTGAATTGAAAGTAACATAGGCCTAGGCTGATAGGGCCAATAGGTCAGAGTTCAACTCTCTGGATGATAGCCGGCTTCATAGCCCTCTTCGTCATTGGATATATTCATGACAGCGATTCGCTGCTATCGAGCAACCATTTTCGCCGAAAGGAGGTTTCTATGAAAAAGGCAAAAAAAACTCTTCGAGTTCTGGTCAATAGTATCCTAAACACTGTTTGGGCTACCGGAGCCAGCGTCATGGCGGTCCCCCTATCGGCCTAGGCCTATTTGCTGCTTCTTCTCGGCTTAACTTAAAATTAATTTCTTCAAGGAGTTATTTGCAGATTTGACTAATCGAATTTCCAGAAAACTGAATTACTGTAGGAATTGATTATTCCTGGGAGGGGATATGGAGGGAAATTGAAGGCTCAGTCATACAAATTGACTGGGCTTTTTTATTTTGCCTGAGATAGACTTCTTCTTCTTAGATTTTCATGAATCTACAAAATAGTACAGTCGTTCGACGGCCGAATTTCTGTAACTATATTTATCATCTTGATTATTATCACTTATTAAAAGCAAAGAGCAAATAAGTGAGCAGGTACTAAAATGAAATTGAAAGCAATAAAATGTCTACTAAGTTTATTCTGTTGGCTTAAAAAAAATCCAAACTTAGTCCTAGCTGCTTTGACATTCTTCTATGTAGTTTTTACGTACTCAATAATGAAGCAATCAATATCTCAGACGGAGATATTAGCATTTAATTCAAAAATATTAAATAGACCATATTTGGATATTTCGATCACCAAATTTGACACATCTAATCCATTTAAACATAGATACCCAATAACTGACATCAATGGAACCATTCGCATTAATATCAGGAATAGAGGTCGGACTCCTGCAATCCCAATTCTGGCTGCGTTCTATGTAGACTCCTTATCTACTAATCAGCTCAATTTGCGAGATACACTATTAATTAATAATAAGTTGTTGCTAGATACCGACAATGAAAATTTACCAGAAATATTTCCTCAAGATTTCGAGTACCCATATGGAATAACGTTTACAGATAAAAGAACAAATCTGCAGGGCTATTTGTACGTTCATAATATAATTTTATACAAAGATAGTTATGATGATTGTCACGATTTCTATTCAATTACTCCATGTGTTTTTGATACTACAAGACGAGGAAGATTTGATTTTCCTGCCAGAATATCTATGCATGACTGGAGCGAAAAGGAAGTAAAAAGACTAAATAAAATATTAAACAAGTATAATGCAATTGAGCGCTAAACCTCACTTTTACAGCGGGTTTTCCTAAATTTACTATTTTTTCAGCTTTATTGAGCAAGGCTGTATCAAGATTATTCTGCATGGGCTGTTGGGGCTGTTTAAAAAAAAGTAATGGGAGGATGAATATGAAGATCACTTATTATAAATACTGGATTTGGCATAACAATCTGAGATACCGCCACAGTCTGCTTCCCCTGCTTGATGCGTTTGCCTCAATTGATGACCCTGTATTCAGACAATCCATCCGAACCAAAGAACAGGGTGAATCGATGATGCTCTATAAATTACAAGATAGGCTATTTCTTTTTCTAGTAACAAAGCCGGAAGAAATAATAAAGACCATCGATGCCAGAGCAAAGCCTCATGATATTTATGAAAAGCTCAGCAAGGAAGAAAAACTTTGTTTTGCTTCCTACATTTATATCAGTGACAGCTTTTTCGCACTCGCAAGCACATTTCATGGTCCCAGATGTGCCTTTTTTCTGTTGTTTCTTAAGAAGATTTTGAGCAGATTACAATTGAATGATATGGTGATCGAGGCTGGAGGATTCCCATCTGAAGCGACAAGAGAAGAAGTGCTTAATTTTGAATTCAAAGGAGAGATCTATTTTGAAATAGACCGGACAAGCCCATGGTTTTTAAGAATGTTTGGTGATCTGTTCGGCAATGAGGTTATAGACAGTTCTACCATTGGAGTTCATATCAAACCTGAACCGAGGCAGCAGATGCGACAATCATTTGATGAGATTGTTCGCAGCATTCCGGATGAGGGTCTGCGCAAATTTATAGTCAAGGCCAAACCAGATATGGAAGATGCCCTGAGTGAGTTCTGCATCATCGGGAAAAATTATGTTCAAGATGCAATTACTAACTCGCGCAGCGAGGTAGCGATCTGTGAAGAGATCGCTGATAAAATACAGCAAAACGCTGAATTGCACGAGAAAGTGAGGGAATATGAGCAAGAAGGAGGTTATGAGGACGAAGATCTTCCGGGTCTCGCTCATTTTAATATCCTTGATAATTGGAGGCCTATTATTGGCGCTGTTTGAGTGCTGCAAATTAACGAAGGAAATGTTCTGCCACGTCGATGTAGTATCTGATATCATATCGACGTTTTGCATTGCGCTGATCGGAACGATGTCTGCGGTTATTGTGATAATAACTGGATTGAAAGATTCCTATTATATGAGGATCTACATTGCCCATGGTCATTTTAAAAGGTATGTATTCCTGTATTTTTTCACTATCATATCATTAGTCTTGACTCATCTATTTTCGATCGCCGCTTTTTACTCTATTATTTGGTTTGATCTTATGCTGGCATCGATGATTGTGAATATTATCCAGTTTATATTTATAATTTCGATCACCTGGAGTGTCTATAATAAAAGCCCGAAATAAACATTTTCTTTAATGTAAGCCAAGCGATATAAAACCCGGTTCCCCGCCGGGTTTTTAATTGCTCCCCAGCTCCACGCCCAGCGATAAAAGTCCTTCTTTTCCAGAAATCCGCTTGACTTTGAGCTAAAATTTGCTACATTGTTGAAAGATTAAGCGGTTCTACTTTTCAAACATGGGAAAACGGGTCACTCCTGGGAGGGGCTATGTTGAGAATTTAAGGCTCAGTCATGACAATGGCTGGGCCTTTTTACCTATTAGGCGATTGAACAAAAGTAGATTTATTGATATATGCGATCAAAGAAATTGGAGGGCAATGACAATATGGAAGATTTTAGCAGCTTACGAAATATAGCAACAATTTATGCAGCTTTTGTATCGACCATTGCCCTCGGCTGGAATATCCTTGAGGCAGTGCTGAAAAATCGTGGCAAGATAAAATTATCGTTGCAATTTGGTAGTATGCAATCGCTTTCTATTACCGGAGAGGGCGGGGAGCAGATACCAATAATAAACTTAACGATCACAAACCTAAGCTTGAATAAAAGGTATATACAAAAACCAAGAATCGTACCTTCGAGAAAAGTGAATGGATTCCCCGAAGTTGTAGTTATTCAGCTGGATGACAAAACTAATTATCCATGCGCACTCGAACCCGGGGCACAATTTGAGAGGAATTATCGCATTCTTGACTTATTTGCAGGGCACCTTGGAAAACTTTGTGATTCAGATAAATTTTGGTTTAAAACCATCGACACAATGGGTAAGAGTTACAAATCAAAGAAACTCCGAGTCAAGACAGTGAAAAACTGGATTAATGGCTAATTTATGAACACATTGTATTACGGCGACAACCTTGCCATCCTGCGCCAATATATCCCTTCAGAGAGCATTGATCTGATCTATTTGGATCCGCCCTTCAATTCCAACCGCAACTATAATGTGCTATTTAAAGAAGAGAGCGGTAAGGAAGCTGAAGCCCAGATAACCGCCTTCGAAGATACCTGGCATTGGAACCAGCTGGCTGAGAAGACCTACCAGGAGCTTGTCACCGATGGCAGCCCAAGGCTCTCGAGCTTGATCAGTGCTCTCCGCCAAGCGATCGGTACAAATCAGATGATGGCTTACCTGGTGATGATGGCTGTACGACTTGAGGAGCTTCACAGAGTATTGAAGCCTACCGGAAGTCTGTATTTGCATTGCGATCCGACCGCGAGTCATTATTTAAGGATAGTTCTTGACGCTATTTTCGGAGTCAAGTATTTCCAGAATGAAATTGTTTGGAAAAGGACGAGTGCACACAACGATCCTAAAAAATATGGAAAGGTGCACGACGTAATCCTGTACTATTCGAAAACAGCCGACTATTTTTGGAATCCTCAATACACTCCCTATAGCCAGGCCTACATCGATGCTGAATGGCATAGGTTACCATCTGGAAGGTTTTACAAAGCACAAGATATGACCGACCCTCGTAATAAGATGGCTCAGTTCGACTTTATGGGTACAACGGCCAGATGGAGAACCAATTATGAAGGGATGATGAAACTTTGGAATGCCCCTCAAACAGAAGTACCAAATAGCCATGGTCGAGTAAAACTTGGAAAAGACGGGAGGCCTATCCTACGTTGTCGCATCACTTTTATGGACGAATTGCTTGGTGTACCTCTCCAGAGTTGGTGGGACGACATTATTTCTCTGAGAGGTGGAGCAAATGAGCGCCTCGGCTACCCCACCCAAAAGCCCGTCGCTCTCCTGGAAAGAATCATCCAGGCCAGTAGCGATGCAGGTGATCTGGTTCTCGATCCATTTTGCGGCTGTGGAACCACTATCGCTGCGGCCCAAAACCTCGGTCGGCGATGGATTGGCATCGACATCACCCATTTATCTATCGCCCTTCAGAAATACCGCTTGGCTGACGCATTCGGTCTCCAGGCTGACAAGGATTATCATGTCATCGGCGAGCCGGAAGATCTCGGATCCGCAAAGCAACTCTCGCTCGAGGATCGCTATCAGTTCCAATGGTGGGCACTCTCTCTGCTCAAAGCCCGGCCGCTTGGGGAAGGCAGAGTCCGGGAGGGGAAGAAAGGCAGCGATCGCGGGATTGACGGGGTGATCTCATTCATCGATGAGGCGAATGGTCAAGCAAAGAAGATCCTGGTGCAGGTAAAGAGCGGCAAGGTAAAGAGCGGCGATGTCAGGGATCTCCGCGGGGTTATCGATCGTGAGGGTGCTGCCATGGGAGTTTTTGTCACGCTCGAGCAGCCGACGCGTGAGATGACCACCGAAGCGACTTCGGCCGGCTTCTATCGCTCGCCCGGATGGCGCAAGGACTATCCCAAACTGCAGATCATTTCGATCGAGCAGCTGCTCGAGGGAGCGGAGGTTAAAATGCCGCCGGCGATGACTACTTTCAAAGCTGCGAAAAAAGCACAGATCGATTCTGGCGAGGAACAACAGAGCTTATTTGAGTGATTTATTTTTCTCTTGACAATGTCGTGAGATTTGATTTAATTTAGTCAATAATAACCGGGTGGCCGGGAAACGGAGCCCGTGTTTCGCTTTTTCTCTCAAATGAGAGGGAAGGTGAGGCACGGGCTCTTTTTTTTGTACCCACGGCGTGCTACCTCCACACGCCATCACGGAGGCGGGGCGGGACCTGCCCAGCCCGCCCTGTCTCAACATACAGGAGAAGAATCATGCCTTATTCGAGTCTATCAGATGCGCCAGCCGGCTGGAAAAAGCTCAAGGACGTGGCGCTGACACTTTCCCAGGTGAACTGGATTGCCAAGATCTACGACGCCCTGGTCGTGAAGGGCCTGGAAAAGGGGATCGCGGCTGGCACGGCAGTCAACAAGTTCAAGAAATCTCACAAGCTGGTTGACGGGAAATGGGTTGCGGCCAAGAATGAAGAGGATGAGGAAAACGAGGCCATCGAGATCACAGCCGAGGAAATCGAAGGCGGCCTGGATGAATTCCGCAATGAGGTCCGTCAGGCCCTCAAGGCCATTTATCCCAACAGCTATGTTTGGCTCATGGACATCGTCAACGGCCACTCGGCTATCTTCCAGCGGGAAACCCCTGGAACTCCGGGCATTACCAAGACCTATAAAGCCGAATTTGCCTTGATCGACGGCAAATATACCTTTGGCGATCCCCAGGAAGTCGAGATCAAGGAAGTGGTCAAACCGGTCCAGCCGGCAACCGAGGAGAAACCCAAAGGCAAACCAAGCCCTTTGGCCGACTTCCTGATTGAAGAGACGGTCACCAAAACCGCTGAATCCGCGGCCGGCCTGGAGTTCAATCTGGCAGGGAGGATCCTGCTGGAAGAGAAGGACCCGGCCAAACCGGACTCCATCAAAGCACGGGTGCCGATGATCAAGTTCGGCGCCCTCACCGACAACAAGAACCGTTACCTGGAGGAGTGCTGGGACGCACTCAGCCAGGAGATCACCGCTTTACACGAATCAAAAACGAAGCGCCGGGTCCTTGATATGTATCCGACGCACAAGCCCGCTCTGGACCCCAAGGATCCGAATTACTTCATGCTGCGGGCTGCCAAAATCACCGGTGCCTCGAAAGACGGAGACATCGGCTTCATTCATTTCGAGACCCTCAGGACCGAGGCCGGCCGCACCATGGCCGTCCAGATCCAGGAGAGCATGGTTGACGGCGTTTCCCTGCGGGCTTACCCGCGCCCCGGCTTTTTCCAGCAAAACCAGGAGGGTGGGGTTGACGTTCGCCAGTTGCTGTTTATGGGTTCCGATTTCACCGACATCGGCGCCATGCCGATCGATGAAAGTCAAAAGGGTTTTCACCTAGAGGAGAATCATACCATGAACCTGGAAGAATTGAAGAAATCGGATCCGGAAGCCTACAACCGCATCATGGCGGAAGCCGCCCAGGCCGAGGCCGCGAAGGCCAAGCCGCTGACCGAGGAAAATGAGCGGCTGAAAAAGCAGCTGGCCGAGGAAGCCGCCCAGCGGCGCAAGACCTCGCTGCTGGAGCACATCCGGAACGTGATCGCCAAAGTCGCCGATTTTGGAGAGACCGTCAAAGCCAACGTGCTTGAGGAAGTCACTGCTGTCATGGACCGGATCATGACCGAACAGGCCAACGACGATGTGGCCAAGCTGAAGCTAGAGGAGGCCATCACCAGTGCCTTCAACCGGCGCAAGGCCGAAATCGCCGAAGCCCTGAAGGAGACCATGAAAGGCCAGCAGCGTCTCATCACCGATCCCAACGTCATTTCTGCCCTGACGACCGAAGCCCGCCAGGCGGGCCTGACCAAGGAGATCACCGGCGGGTCCACCCGCATCCGGGACCTGCTCCTGGCCAAGGTGTTCAATCGCCCCGTGTACGAAGGCGGCCGGTTCCTGCTGGAATCCTGGGCTGACAAGCTCGAACCCCTGATCAAGAAACAGCTCTATTACATGGACTTTGTCGGCAAGATGCAGAACGACATCTTCGCAGTCGGCGGCATGCTCCACAATATGCTGCTTTCCGAGGAAATGAAGAAAGCGGTCGCTCCGCTCTTGACTGAAGCCAACGAGGGGACCACTTCGGGTGTCATCAGCACCAACCTGCCCCATGAAGTAGCTGCTGCCCTGATCTATGCCGCCTGGCCTGAGACCATCGCCATGCAGATCTGCCAGACCGGCGATATGACCTCCAGCACCAAGGACATTTTCGAGGTCGGCTATCCCACCGGCGACAACGTGTTCAAACGCGGCCAGCACGAATTCGGCTGGGTCGATGAAGCCAGCCCGACTTCTCTGGTGACCACCACAGCCAGCCCCACCACCTACGGCGATTTCGTCGATGAGGGAGCCCTGGCCGCATCCAGCAACCAGTATGCGGACCATCTCTTCGCCCGTCTGATCGAAGCGCCGGTCGGCATCGATATGGTCATCACCATCACCGGCACGGATGAAAACGGTGCCTCCGCGACCTGGATGGTGACCTTCCTGACCACGGATGCGCTCGGCACCATCAAACGCTGCACCCCCACCAACGTCGGCCAGAAATGCACCGATGTCACCGCGGTCTCGGTCGCCGATTCCGGTACCCTGTCTGCCGGCCAGGTCGGGTTCTTCGTCGAGAAACCGGTCACCGGTGCCACTGCCGGATCGGCAGAAGACAAGACCTACCTGGGCATCACCAAGTCCACCGCCACGGCCGATGACTACGACCTGGGAGCCCGCCTCGACATCTCCCTGATCGAGGACATGCAGATGGCCATGAAAGACAGCGGCGGCGGTCTGGATTACCTGGCTTTGATCGTGGCCACGCTCAAAAAAGCGATCATCGACCAGATCGACCGCAAGGTGCTCTTCGAGGTCATCGACGACGCCACGGGCGGAAATCAGACCTTCGCCCAATCCACCCCGGATTCAGGCTACACCCAGACCGAGTGGAACAAGCGGTTCCTGTACTACTGCGACCTGGTGGTCGATGAGACCAGTCTGGCCGGCAACATGGAGCCGAACTGGATGGTGTGGAGCCGAGCGGACCGCAGCCGCTTCATGGACTGGCTGGCCGAAGGCTGGACCAAGTATAACGTTGGCCGGAATGAACTGCATCTGAACAGCCGGACCATCGGCAACGTATCCGGGTGCGAAGTGTTCGTCTCGCCCAATGCCCGGCGCTCTAGAGTGGCCACCGGCACGAACCAGGCCGGCGTCCACTATTATGTGTATGTACCGTTCGTCCTGCTCGGGCCGCAGTGGGTGCCTGACACGAAAACCAAAGCAGTGATGGTCCACCATCGTGCTGCTTTCAAGGTCACCCAGCCGCTGACCCTCGGCAAGCTGGCGATCAGCTAACCAACAGGGCGCCAGGTAAAGGCCCCGTTTATTCATGCCGGAGCCTGGCGCCCCCTCTATAAAGGGCATGCTATGTTCACGATCAAGAACAAGGATACGATTCCTCACGATCTGCAGATTACTGTCCCCCGTGGCGGTACACTTCAGATCCATCTGGAGCCTGGCGCCATTGCGGGGCCGTATTCTGAATCATGGCGAGAATACTTCCTGAAAACCGAGGTTCCTTGGGCAGTCATTTTTCCGCAGCCCGATGAATCCCAAGAAGAGTCGGCTGCCATCCATTCTATCGGGGCAATCGAAACCGAGCCATCCGCTGCCGAGGCAAAGCCGAGGCAGTACAAGAGAAGGAGCAAATGATCCATGGGAAAGAATCTACGAGTGCCGGTCCGCAAGTCGATCCTGGCAACAGCCACTGCGCTGGGATCCAGTTACGGCAAAATCGGCAGCGCTATCAACATCGAGGGGATGGTCGACCTGACCCTCCATATTGCCGAATCGGGCGGATCTGAGGGCGCTGTGGTTCGGGCCTATATCGCCCCTAGCGGTGATGCTCCATCCAGCAGCAGCGGACTTGCACAACTGGTCGGCGCGAATGGCGCGGAAAGCGAATTCACGGTCGCGGCCAGCGAGAAAAGGAGTTTTACCCTCAACAACGTCTCCGGCAAATATCTGCTGCTCTACGGCAAAGGTGCTTCCAGCACCACTGCCCAAATCACCGCTTTTGTGACGGGCAACCAGCCCACGGTCAATGGCCAGGTAGTCCGGCCTCTGGCAGCAACGGTACTCTCCGCGACGGCACTCACAAGCACCAGCTATGCCGACAAGGGGAGCGCGATCAATATTGAGGGCATGAGTGACCTGACCCTGCATCTGACCGAATCAGGCACGACCGAAGGCGCGAAGGTGAAAGTGTTCATCGCCCATACCGGCAGCGCTCCGTCTGCGACCACGGCCCTGCAAGCTGTTTCGGCTGAAGCCGGGACTCCCCTTGAATTCATCGTACTCAAAGGCGAGAAGGCGAGCCATCCGCTCCGAGGGATCACCGGCAAGTACCTGATGATCCAGGCAGCGGACACCACGGGCGGAACTGGCCATGCGACGCTGGCAGTTACGATCAGTGGCAATGTCACCAACCTGTGAGGCGGCCATGAAAAGAATAATCATCATCATGGCCCTGCTTTGGTTTTCGGCATTCACTGCCTATGGCCAATCGGCTATGCTTGGTAAGTCCGATCTCGGCGTGGTCCGCCTCACAAATTTAACCGGCACCGTGCTCGACTCTGTAATCCAAACGGGAACTTCTGATGACTTCCTCCATGAAATTTCTGTAATATCGAAATCCGGAGTTTTGAGCCGGATCCAGGTGAAAGATCTGGTCAAAAATACAGTCCGGAATTTCACGGTGAAGGACACCAGCGCACGAACCGACATCATCACAAATTTCCGGCTTCGATTCAACAACACGCTTGCGGCTGGAAATCACTGCCGGGTACAGTATACCCATTTCATTACTGTTCAATCCGACTCGACCGGTGCCCTGCGCCAAGCTCTTTGGAATACTGCACGCACTGACTCGCTGCAAAATCTGAAATCTACGGCCAGATCAATTCTGTTGAACAATGATTTCCCCCGAGGTCTGACGGTCATCGCCAATGTGGATCTGCAATTCCGGACCAACCGGATTACCAACTGGATCACGCTGTTTTCCGGTGGGACCATTTATATCCCGATCCGGCATGCGGTGGGTGATACCTTTTATGCCAAAACAGCAACCATTCCAGACATATGCATTGTCCGGGGTAAGTGATGAGAAGAATCGTTGTCTTGGCGGTCATTCTCTCAACTGGATTGGCTACGGCACAGATCGTCCGACTGGAAGGACCTCCGCGAATCTCCAGCACTGACCTGGTCGCCCACTGGCGCTTTTCTGAGGGCTCCGGGACTTCTGTGGCTGACTTTTCCGGCAATGGCAACACAGGAACTTTTGACGGGACCTGGACCAGGGGCAAGTATGGTAATGCAGGGAGTTTCGTTGCTGCCTCCACTCAAGAGGTAACGGTTGGAGATAAAGCTACCTTGGACATGGGTACCGGCGACTTTTCCGTTGCCATTTGGGCGAAAACCAGCACATCAGCTGCATCGATCCTGGTGGGCAAGTACGGAAGTATCGGCTATTTCCTTGGGCTGGATGCCACCGGCAAATTCTATGGCAAAGTGCGCGACGCCTCTACAAATGTCTCAGTCCTCGGCAGCGTCATCTCTGACGGCAGCTGGCATTTACTGGTTATGACAGTAGACCGGAGCGACGCAGCCACAGGATTAACCCTCTACCTGGATGGTGAATACAACGCCCACGGCCAGCAGGGTGGAGGCAACATCGACAATTCGGACATTTTTTATATCGGACGGTTGGCTTCAGGTTACTATATCACCGCTGAAATCGATGATGTACGAATCTGGAAAAGACTGATCGGCACCGATGAGATAAAACGGCTTTGGAGCCAGTCGAGCGCAAAATGTTTTATTGACAATCAATCACCGGAAGGTGCTCTGGCTTTTTGAAAGGTGGAACGGAATGGACGAAGCGCTCAAGATTATCATTACTGCATTGATCGGGGTGTTCGCTGGCTTGATAACAAAAATTGGGTATGATTTGCTTACCAAGCGAGGAAATGGGCACGCGGCCCCCTGCGAATATGTGAAAGAGCTGCAGGTTCGAGTCGCAAATCGGGACAAGCTCGACCTCGAGATCGTGCAGCGGCTTTCAAGGATCGAAACCAAAATCGATAACGGATATCATCCCTATGACGAAAACAAGGGCACAGTTGCGGGAGCTGATTCGCCAGGAAGCCGGTGACGAGGTCCGGATCAGCGGAACTGCAACAGGCGGATCCAAGACCACTGTGGTGGATACCGCTGCTTTGACTCAGGCTGATGACTACTGGAACAGCCGGAGGATCTTCGTCGCTTCGACGACAGACAGCCTTGCTCCTCAGGGCGAGAGCCGGAAGATCGCTGATTTTGTCAATTCCACCCACACCATCACGCTGGAAATGGCCCTGTCAGCAGCAGTTGAAGCCGGCGATACTTATCAAGTTGCGGTCTGGCCCGATTCGGTCTATAATGCCTTGATCTCAGCTGCAATCGCCGCTTACTCTAAATATCGGCCCTATCGGTCGACGGGATCCCTGGCCATGGCCAGCGGGGCCAGGTACTACGATCCCCCAGCCGGCGTTGATCTCCGGGCCGGGCACCGCATCGAAGAGATCCGCTACATCAACCTGGCAACCCAGGAAGATTATGCAATCGAAGGTTGGAGCCCGAACCGTCACCAGAACAAGATCGACCTGGGCTATTTCGCCAGCGAATCAAAAACTCTGACAGTGTTCATCGTCATCCCTCATTCGGACTTTGCCGATGATTCGGACACAATCACAGTACCGGACCAGGATGAGGAGATGATCATCAAATACGCCCTGGCCCAGCTTTACCTGCTCATGTCCCGTGAGAGCTTCGATGATTTCGGTAACCTGGTCCCCTCAAAGTGGACCAGGGGCAACGTCTCTGAGGAGACAGGCAGCGGCCGCAAAAACATGAAGGACCTTCATGACTCGATTATGGCGGATTGGCTGGCAGCTCTCAGGGATGGCGGGACGATTATCACCACGCCTAAAAGGGCGGATCCAGGGCATTGGACCCCACCTCATGATTACCTGACGGGTGGAGAATGACCTTCATTGACCGGAAATCCATGATCCGGGTTACGATAATTCGGAGAAGTCAGACCCAGGATGGCGAGGGAGATTATGGCGCCGTTACGAGCTCTACACTCTATACCGGAGTCGTAGCCGACATTCAGCCGGCGGGTGGAAAACTGGTCAAGGATCAAAGCGGATTCCGGTCCGAAACGACGCATTTGATGTTCCTGCAGGATAATTTGGCTGGTATCGAAGCTATGGACATTATCCAGCATGGGACGGAAGAGTACGAGGTCCTGGTCCCGGCGGATTGGCGGGAGCACAGCGAGTACCAGCTGAGGGCTTTGTAAATGGCGGTCACAGCCTATACGATCTTGACGGCGGTTTTTAAAAAGCTGGACGCAGACGCGACCCTGCAGGGGTCCACTTATCTGAACGGAACAGACCGTATAGAGAAAGGATCCCGCCGGAGAAAGGGATTGATAGCACCGTGCATCACCATGAAGATCGGCGGAACCTCCATGGATACCGATGACAAACTGCAGGAGGCTCTTATCTACGTCAACAGTTACGCTCTGGACAAGGCCAATGGCACGCCGGATCTGACCAGGCTTTCTGCGATTGCCGGCCGGGTCGAGGATCTTCTCGATGACGTCGCGTTGACAGCGGTCACCGGAATGCGGTTTTTAAATTGTTATGTCACCAGCCCGCATGGCGAGGCGTTTCTGGATCCGGACTTTCCCGATGAGCACTATGTTTCCACTGCAATCCGGGTTCAATTCCAAAGCACTTGAATGGCGGGAATAATCCACTGTTCCTAAATAGGAGATTCTGAAATGTCTGGAACGAAAACCAACGTTATCGTCTGCGGGACCAGCGTTGTCCTCAAGGTTGCAACAGTCGACGTCGGCTATACTGCCGGCGGTGTCGAACTGGAGCTTTCCAGTGAGTTTTACGACGTCATCGCAGATCAGAGCCTTACCCCGATTTTACGCAAAATGACGGCCAGGACGTGCAAAGTTCGCACCACCATGCTTGAGGCGACCCTGGAACATCTGCGCATGGCCTGGAACCTCGCGGACTCCGCTCTGGTCTCCAGCTCCCTGACGCTGAACAGCTCCGAAAAGGGCGAGGTCGTCGTTCAGTTCGTCGGTAAGGGCCCTGGGACTACAGTCCGGACCGCTACCTTTTTCGCGGCTGTCGGCATGACTACCGGCCCGATCCCGAATTTCAAGGACAAAGAGTGCCAGATTCCGGTGGAATTTGAGTGCCTCTGGAGCGATGCCAACAGCGCCTTTGGGACCATTGTCGACTCCGCGTCTTGATAGGAGATGGCGCTTTACTTCACATCGCCGGCAAACAATCCTGCATGTGGTTATGGCAGGGTAGCGACCAAGCTGCTGGAAGCCCTGAAATCCTCTGACATTCTGACCACGGACAAACCTCGGCGGTCGGATATTCAAGTGTTTTATGGCCAGCCGAACAGCGACAAGGAAACGGCGGAATTGAGCCGCAGATTGTGCGACA